GTATCATTTTTGCGGTGTCTTCAAACCTTCTTTTAATTGTAGATGTTTCGCCAGCAGCGTATGTTCCTCCAGTCGGAAGCGGAACAGCCCCTGTTAAACCCTCTAAATCTTTTCGCATTGCTTCGCGCGATGCCAAAAAAGCGGCGCGATCTAATTGCATTTGTTCTTCTGCTGTTCCAATTCTATTCATTTCGCCAATTGCAGCTTGTTGCGGCATGACGGGTCCAGCAATTTGTGGTTGTAATGGAGTTGCTGCTGCCGATATGTTTTGCTTTCTTTTTGAAAGATCGGATAGCAATTCATCTTGTAGTTGTAAATTTCTTTCAGATTCTTCAAGTCTTCTTCCTAGTGCGCCAGCAACTTCAGAAGAGTAGCCTGGTTGGTTTCTCTTGCTCTCTTCGTCCATTTTCTGAATTTCAAGACGAAGCTTCTGCATCTTGAGAGCATCTTCTTCTGCGGCCATCGCGAGCCTTGCGCGCTGGGCCTGGTCATAGGATCGACCTGCTTCAGTTATGGCTGGCATAAATTAGTAGAAGAATGCCCCCGAACCAGGCGCGCCAAAGAATCCACCAGGGGCTGCAACTTTTCCGAGCGATGCTACTCCTCCAGCAATATCAGCAAACTGTTGCGCCCCACTTTGCTGTCTGGAAATCGCACCAACCTGCGCACCATAGGTGCTGGCTCCGTAATCAGCCTGCGAGCGATAAAGCTGGTTAAACGCATTAGTAAGCTGAACTGGAATCTGCTGATCTACTGCTTGATAGAAATTCGCAGCCGTAGACGGCTGTTGATTAAACCCACCAGGCAAAGCTTGATTGGCTTGGATATACTGTTGCATCGCGCTCTGTTGCTGTGCTGTACGTGCGCCAGCAAGGTTGGCGATGGAAGGTCCGCCAGCAACAAAGTTGGAAGCTGCACCCAGCCTGTTTTGACGCAATGCGTCACGGAACGCTATATCAGCTTTGAGCGCATCACCACTCGACAAGCCAGATCCAAGGAAGCTCTGCGCTGCCCCGTAGCGTGCCAGCTTGCGAGCCTCGCCAGCCGCACCGATCTGTGAGGCTTCTTGCACTGCCGGTCCAAGGCCAAAGACGTTGCCACGGGCAGTCTGTGCTGCGCGGATAGATTGCTCGTAGCCACGCCGTTCCTCTGCACCAATGGTCGATCCAAGGCGAAGTTGATTAAGAGCCTCGTCCTCGATGGTTTGACGAATCTGCTCAGTCTCCGGCGTGGTCGTAGCACCAATTGGCTCAGTAGCCATCTGGCGATACTGCTGACCCAAGCCAACCGCAGTGCGGTAGGAATCTGGATCAATCTGGAAAAGCTGTTGTGAAGCACGCTCTTCGGGTAGCTGGACAAAAGACCTAAAGGCAGTTATCTCCTTTAGCCCTTCGGGGCTATCCATCGTGATAGGCTTGAAATTCTTTTGCATATCCTGCGCGCCAGTAACTGCGCTGGTTACGCTCTTCAAGTCATCGTTGAGTTGCTTGACGAACACCTCAGAAGAAGTGCGTCTGGCATCGCCAGCGGGAAGGCCAGCAAGAAGTTGATTAGCCGTGTTTAGACGCTCTTGAATCCCAGCAATCTGAGCGTTGCCACGATCAATTACGCTGTTGAGGCGGGATAACTTTGAGTTATTGTAATCGTCAACGATCTGCTGATCGGAGACTTGAAAGTTTAGCATTGAGCCAAGATCAGACGATCCATAATTACGACCAGCAGAAAGTTGTGATAGGGCTTGGTTAAAGGCTGGGCCTGCGGGACCAACAGTTCCACCCCCAGATCGTTCGCCAGTAAGAGCGCGGATTTGATCGGATAAGGTGTCGTATTGCTTTTCCCTTGAAACGATTGGATCAACTCTTTCTTTTATTGCCTTATCTATCTGCATGTTTGTTACTGAATCATTTGCATCTGTTATAGCTGCGTTAAGATTATATCTTCCGTTTCCTATTGCATAGCTATCTGGATTTAATCCCATTGCCGCTATGTTGTTCCTAACTTCTTGGCTTGCTGCCGCGCCAAAATTTTTATCGTTATACCCGACCTCTCCAGACCTTCCACTGTAATACATGTACCTAGCCCCAGCAGCCGCACCTCCACCATGTTGGCTTGCGCTTTCAAGGTTGGCAGCATTTATTGCTCCTCTAATTTGTTGTGGTGTCATGTTAAGCAGTTAAATTTGGATTACCAATGTTCGTGCCAATCGTGCCATAGAAATCAACTGGTCCTGGTTGACGGTTAAACGCTACATTCTGCTCAACTGAGCTATACGGAGATGCCCCGTAAAGACGCTCGAACTGGCGGGTCATCTGGTCGCCTAATCCGCGATTCAAGGCATACGCCTGTGGGCTAGTCTCGTACTGCCTGCGCAAACCTTCCAGCGTGCGCTGCGGTCCGTACTGCCGTTCTAGCTGCATCCCAGACTGAACCCCTGCCTGCTGGTCTAGGGCTGATAACTGCCGTTCTAAACCGCGCTGGGCTGGTAGATATTGGACGCGAAGTTTGTTCTCAAGTGCTGCCATAGCTGGAGCTTTTTCGATGTAGGTATCAATGTTCATGCGGTAGGCCGCCGCATTAGCCTGCGCAACCGCTGCTGGATCGGGCGGAGGAGGCGGTGAGGGAATAGAAGGCGATCCACCCATGGTGTTAAACCCTAGCCTTTCGCATAAATGTCATATAGTCGTAACTCCTTGGTTTGCCAGAACGATTAAAGGTGATCCGCTCGCGGGGACCAAAACGCTCCCAAAGGAGCAACAGCAAGCATCGTAAGGATTTAGCACCTTTTGAGGAGATAGTCAAATCAACAAAGACATTCTCACCATCTTCAGTATGCTCATAATGCTTAGGCTCTTGCCCATCCTTTAGACACCTAGCCAAAGCCACGCCTGCTATCTCCTCCCCATCCTTAACCACCCCAACCATACCCTGCTTTTCAAACCAGCCGTACCAGTCAGCCAGGTTAGGCCACATGGACTCCGGCACGCCACTCTCCTCAATGTACTCAACAGCCGTCATATCGTCTTTTGCACCTCAATGGTATCGGGGTTGGCGGCTGCGGTAATCTGCCTAACCGCCATCTTGTTTGCCTCAGAGGTAACACTGATGTTGATTAACCGCCACTTCTCGTACTTGCGCAGATCGGAAGCAATGCGTTTCTTAACCGAAGTAGGTAGAACGGCTGGCAGGACAAATGGCAGTACCAACACGGTGCTGGCAATGTTTAGGTTGGGCTGCACTTCCACATCGCCAACATCGCTGTCCCGCTGGATGGCAATAGTAGCATTGCTAGAATACGAATCATCAAAGATGATCTCAAAATTGCTACCATGTTTTTGAGCAAATGGATCTCCAAAATCCATATCGCGGGTACGGACAGACGAGCTAAAATCAAACGTTCCAACGCTTGTGCCGTTGGATTGGATGCCAAAGTCCACATAATCTGCTGACGTAGTTTGAGCTGGTGTCTTGTATCCGCTGTACTTGTTAATCTGGCCGGTGGTCAATTTCATCATTAACCGCAAGCCTTCGCTTTGGAAGTTGGTCAAGGCAAACTGCATTACCTTCGGTGTCCAGGTTCCTTCAAACGCACTCAAGATAGTGTTATAGACCAAGATCGTATCGTTAAAGTTATTGGAGCCTGTAGGTACGGCTAGTAGATACCTATTGTCGTAGTAGGCCGCAGTGCTAATCCCAACCTGCGCCGTATTGATTTCTTGGATTACGTCCTTAACGACTTCCGAGATAGGTAAGCCAACTGAGGTAAAGTCATCCGAAGCAGACCGAATAAGCGATCTGATGCCATCATCAGACAAGAAGAATATGTCAGCCCCTACTTGAATAGCTGATGCCCCAGCCACGCACCCGATGTTATTGGAAATAATCGATATGGTCCAATCAGCCGCACTGGTCATGTCGGGCGGGATGGTGATTTGGAATATCCTGCGCCGCTTGAATACAATAATGCGATTCTCAAAGTAAGGCACAATAGCGGTAATCTCATCACCATCATCGCCGTTAACTACCACGCTGTTTGTCAAATCCCACACGGAAGGAT